TTTGACTCAGAAATTAAAGGAGAGGGGTTGCAAAGCAAAAAACCAGGTGTATAGTGTTAGACACAACGACAGGAGAAGCAGATGACAGACGAAGTGAACGAGCAGCTACCGCTCGACAAGTTGACCCGCATCTACATCAAGATGCGCACGAAGTTGCAAGACATTGAGAAGGAGTACGACACCAAGATAGAAGAGTTGAAGGCCCAACAGCAAGAGGTCAAGAACGCAATGAAGGACTTGATGCTAGCGTCTGGCACCAAGTCGTCTCGGACAGACTACGGTACTGTCTCATTGGTTCAGAAGACGCGGTACTACACGCAAGACTGGGATTCATTTAAGAAGTTCGTGATTGAACACGACGTAGTAGACCTGTTAGAGAAGCGCATCGCGCAGACCAATATGAGCAAGTTCTTGGAAGAGAACCCCACGCTCGTTCCCCCAGGACTGAGTTCAAACACCGAGTTTGATATCTCCGTTCGTAAACCCACAGCAAAGTAAGGAAGCAACATGAGTAACGTAACCCTGTTTGGTTCGGGGCAAGTCCCCGCTTTCGCCAAAAAAGGCGAACTGTCTGCAATCGCTAAAGCCCTCAGTGGTGGCAGCGGCGCAAGTGGTAAGCGCGTCTCTATCAAGGGCGGTGTGTTCCGTCTGCTGGTCAACGGTCAACAGGTTGCGGCAATCGAAGACCGCTTCCTTGATGTTGTGATCGTTCGCGCTGCGCCGAATATCGGTCGCACCTTCTACGCCAAGGCGTATGACCCCGAAGCAGCCACCGGCCCTGACTGCTGGAGCGCTGACGGTGAGACGCCCGACAAGTCCTCGGCACGCCCGCAGTCCACAGCCTGCGTCAGTTGTGACCAGAACAAGGGCGGCTCAGGGCAAGGTTCATCGCGTGCCTGCAAGTACAGCCAGCGTCTGGCTGTCACGCTGGCTAACGATATCAGCGGTGATGTGTTGCAGTTGCAGCTTCCTGCGATGTCTATCTTCGGCAAGGAAGAAGGTGAGAACCGCCCGCTTCAGGCTTACGCCCGTTACTTGGTGGCACAGGGTTATGGCCCCGAGACGCTGGTCACGCGCATGCGCTTTGACACCAAGGCCGAGTCTCCCAAGCTGTACTTCAAGCCCATGCGCTGGCTGACTGAAGAAGAGTATGCCGAGGCGCAGCGCCAAGGTGATACCGAGGATGCGAAGCGTGCGGTTACTATGACGGTCGCCGCAGTGGACAAGGTTGCTGCTCCGATCAAGATCGACGGTGCTCCTCCGCGTGCTGCCAAACCCGCCGCTGCTCCGGTAGCTGTGGAGGACGATGAGGAAGAAGAGGCTAAGCCAATCGTTCGCAAGAACAAAGCGGAAGAGCCAGCGCCGGCTGTCAAAGCATCTCTTGCCAAGCTCGCTGCTGAGTGGGACGACGAGTAACACTTCCAACCTAGAGGGAAGGGGCTTCGGCCCCTTTTTCAGCTATGCACTACACAGCCAAAACCCGACACGAGATACTACACGCGCCCGACAACCTGGGCAATCGCCTAGCTCGCCGCGCTATTGATCTGGACTTCTCTGTCATGCGTATTGCCCAAGCACTGGGTGCTACAAGACAGACTGTCTACAACTGGTTGTCCGGTAAAGACGTAATCAGTTTTTACAGACCCCGCGTGGAACATCTCATCACCGTACTCAACTCGACGGACGACCTAGAAACAGCTTGGAGTAACGTATGCAAAGAGTTTCACCTTCCGACATGACCGACGACATGCCTAACCCGAGGTCTTTGAGTCACGAAGAGTTGTGGCGCTATGCGTACATGCGCTTGTCCCCCACGAAGGGGCTGTCCTATGAGTGGGCGTTGGCTGTCCTACGCGCTCTAGAAAACCATCTAGACAAAGAACGCGAAGCGCTCAGCCAATAGCCAACCAAGGGACAACATGACACCGCTTGATTTCATAGCGGCGGTTCTACCGTCTCCGGGTAACGGACGCTATTGCGTGGTAGAGCTTACTTCCAAGAAAAAAGAACATGTATATGTGGAGCGACTGGAAGAAACAGAAGAAATAACAAGCGCGTGGTTGAACAGCAGTAACGACATTTACTTTGCCTTGTCCACCTTTCGGGAGAAGGGTAGGCGCACAGCGGACAACGCGCAGAGCATTCGCACAGTGGCTATCGACATGGACGGGTACGCCACCAAGCAAGCCGCCGCAATGGCGCTGAATGGGTTCCTAGAAACAACTGGGCTGGATACGTTCGGTACTCCTTGGGTTGTAGCGTCGGGTGGCGGGTTGCACTGCTACTGGACGTTCCGAGAAGCAATTGATCTGTCTATATGGAAACCTGTAGCGGAGAACTTCAAGCGGCTGTGTAAGCAGGAGAAGCTAGAGATCGACATGACGGTCACCGCTGACGCAGCGCGTGTGCTGCGCATACCGGGGACGATGAACTTCAAGAAGAAGTACGACACACCGCGCCCAGTCAAGCTGCTGGCTGAGAGCACGCAGCCGCACATTGACTTCGCAGAGTTCGCTTCGTTCTTGCGCAGCAAGCTCAATATAGATTCGCAAGAGCCGGCTAGTGCGAATGCGCATGTGCATGTTCCTAAGCTAGAGCTTCCCGGCAAGCGACCGACAGCAGCGCCATCAACCAACTCCGTACAACTGATAAGCAACAGCGTCACGAAGTTCAAGAACATCATCCTTGCCACACGGGACGGGGCAGGCTGCGTTCAGTTAGCGCACTACATCAACAACGCTTCCGACGATGGCATGGAGCCTTTGTGGCGTGGGTGGTTGTCCATCGCCAAGCTGTGTGAGGACGGGGAGAAGGCAGCGACTTGGCTGAGCGGGTTGCATCCTTACGATGAAGACCGCATGCGCACAAAGCTGAACGAGATCAAGGGGCCGTACCCCTGCATCAAATTCGACAGCGAGAACCCTGGTGTATGTACATCGTGCAAACACTTCGGCAAGATCACCAACCCCTTGATGCTGGGGCGAGAGATCAAGGTGGATAACTCTGTAAAAGAAGTTATCGTGCCGCAGATTGAAGAGGACGACAAGGGAACAGTCGTCACGCCTGTGAAGGTGTATCGGCCCAGCCCACCTAAAGGGTACGACTATGGTGTCAATGGCGGTGTGTTTTGTAATCGCATGGTGGAGGAAGAGGACGGGACGAAGCGCAAGAAGCAAGTGATGGTGCTGCCCTACGATATGTTTGTAGTAGACCTTCTGAACAATGAAGGCGAGCATACGGTGCATATGGTAGCTATGCGCCCAGACAAGGCAGTAGACATACTGATGCCGCAGCGGGCGGTTGTGAGCAAGGATGAGTTACTCAAGACGCTGGCACAGCAGAACATAATCGCAGCGTTTGGGGCGGGCAACGACAAGAACTTGTTTGAGTATCTCCGCGCTTGCGTGGAGGAAGCTAGCGTCAACAAGAAGGCTATCCGAGTACCAACCCAGTACGGTTGGCAAGAGGACAACTCGTTTGTGTATGCGGGTAAGGTGTACTACCCTGGTGGCAGCATCCGCACTGTCCCCATGCCTGACTTGGCGAACATAACCCGCGCTACGCGGTACACCGGCACACTGGACGAATGGCGCAAGCTGCCGCAGTTGTTTCTTAAGCGCAAGTTGCATGACCACATAGCGATCATGTTGATGTCGTTCGGTTCTCCCCTGATGTGTTTCACGGGACTCAACGCGCTCACTTTCCATGCTGGCTCAACCCAATCTGGAACTGGCAAGTCGTTGACGCTTAGCTTGCTAGCTTCTGTCTGGGGGCATCCTGGGCGTTACCGAGTGGGCAAGAGTACGTCAGCCGTCACCATGCAGCAGCGTTGCGGCAACCTGAACAGCCTGCCCTTCGTCAGCGATGAGATCACCCACAAGGTGCGGGCAGATATGGAGTGGTTCCCTGGTCTGGTGTTTGACCTGTCCGAGGGTCAGGGCAAGGAGAAGTCTGAGGCGCACGTTAACCGTGAGCGCTTGAACAATACCTCATGGTCACTGCTGGCGTTGCTTACGTCCAATAACCACATGCAGGACTTCATGTCTGGCGTGCGGTCGCATAGCTCACAAGGCGAGTTGTTCCGGATGCTTGAGTGGACGCCCAGCAAGATGATGGAGTGGACTTCCGGCGAGGTCGAGATTATCAAGGCTATCAACAGCAACTACGGTGTTGCCGGTGAGCGTTGGGTTCGGTGGCTGGTTGACAACCGCCAGCTTGCGCATGACTTGACGCTCCAGTCCATCGACCGGCTCAAGTCTGAGTGGGAGATGACCGGGGATGAACGGTTCTGGGCTGCTGGGTGCGGCGCTATTGTTGCGGCGGCTATCGGCATATCTTCGGCTTACGCCAACATCTTAGACGTATCAGTGCAGGAGGTTATCAATGCGCTCAAGAAACTGGTGGACAAGGCGCGGAAGGTTATTCGCAATAGCGTGCGCAATTCTGATGATGTGCTGAACGCATTCACCAGAGACAACTACGGCAACTTCGTTGTGGTGCGCGTAAGCGATGGGCGGTTGCTTGCAGAACTAGGCAATGGCGGGATCATCGACCAATCTCTTACGCGCAACAAGATCATGGGGCGCGTTGAGCATGGCTTTACACCAGGGTATGTGGACTACTACATCGAAGAGCAAGTGCTTAAGGCGCACTGTGTGTCGATGAGTTATGGCTTCGATGACTTCAAACGCAGCATGGCTGAGACTTACTCTGTCACGTTCGGGCGCAAGGACATGATGGCGAAGACAAAGGGACCGCAGATGCGGGTACGTGTCATGCACATACGTCGCAAGGTGGAGCAGGATGTGGAAATACCCGTGGCGACAAGTTAAGAAAGGGCAGGGGTTTTTCGTCCCTGCCCTTGATGTCGATAAAGCCCTTGAAGCTGGGCTTCGTGCAGCGGTTTCAGTCCGTGTACTGGACGCCAGCGGGATGCCTTGTATCAGGCAGGGACTGCTTGGAGTTCTTTTCTATCGAAAGCCGCCCGCACGGAAGTCGCGAACTTGATCTTGAGTTGGCGAATACGATCCAGTTCTTCCCGCTTCTTGTCCGGTGTACGGCTAGACGCCTTGATCTCCGCTTCGTACTTG